CTCCAGATAATCACTGGCAACACCGTACAGCGGGCTGGCTTCAAGTTCGCACAACTCGTGGGCCTTCATGTCGCTGAAGACACCCCAGTCCTTGAACGACTCTTCGCACTCACCACGAGTCTCGACAGGAGTAATCGCTGAGAGCTTGTACTCTTCACGAGGGTTTTCCTGCAGCGAGTAGCGGATGGTTCGCTGAACCATCTTGTTGAACGTGCCGCTGGTCACGATGGCTTCCATCGCATCAGCATCCATGTTCAGGATCTTCTCTTTGAAGTTTGGCCCGAAATCCTGCTCAACGCAGTAGTTCAAGTCGATGTCGAAAGGCTTGACCTGCTTTGACTCAAGAGCCTCGTCGAACTCTTCGAAGACCTGCTCGCCGTGCTTCTTGTAAGCGTCAACAACCTTTTTCGTGAGTTGGCGATTCGCCATTTTACTGTCCTTGTCTGAACCTTGGAATCACCACACAAATTACGACTTGAATTCGACGAGAGCGTAAGCCTGGCTTTCGGCTCCGCTGTCATTCACTGCCTGAAACACTTTCAGGCCGGCAGTATCGGTCTTCTGGATCGTGTCGTTGCTCAAGAGATTCGATCCGGCAACTTTGCCGAACGTGAACCCTTGGCCGCGAGTCCAGGTCGTCGGAGCAGCAGCCCCGTCAACATCGACGATCTTGTAAGCTCGCTGAAAGGTTGACCCTTCGCGATAAAGTGCGAACGGGATGCAATCCGGAGCGTCGTTGCAGACACCGTCGTCGGAATCGATTTCCTGCAGGTTCACACCCTGAAACTTGGCTTTCGCAGCAGTCTGCGTGGTTGCCAAGTTTGTGTCCCATGCCTGATCCGTCTGGATCAGAGCCGCCTTCAGGATTCCAGTCGCACTGTCGCTTCCGAGGAAGTCGCCAGGACACATATCAACCAGAGTGTCAGGCGGAGTCATGTGACGGATGTCAGTGACCGCAGGAACCTGACCGTACTGGTGCATTACATTCAAACAGCGTGGCATGTCTCGCCCTTTTCAAACAAACGAACCGAAACGGTCAGTGATTACTTCTTCAGGCCGAGTTCTTCAAGCAAAGAACCCTTCTTGTAACCAGCCTTGTTCCCTGGCGTCGGACGGTAAGCTGGCTTCTTCGCCTGCTCTTCCTCTTCCTTGACAGGGGTTTCCTCTGTGTCTTCCGGATTGTCATCGATCAGCATCGGGCTGATCTTGGACAGAACCGAACCAAATTTCTTGCGAGCCCCTTCCTGCATTTCGCAGGCGCACTCGACGATTTCTTTCATCAGGTCAGCTTCGATGGTCACGCCTTCGAAGACCTTCGTGAACTCGGCAGACACTTCGCCTCGCAACTTCTCAGTCGCTCGTTCGGCTTCCAGTGCGTCTAGACGAGCTTTCAACTCGTCCTTCTCTTTCTTCGCCTGGGCGAGCGCGGCTTCGGTCGCGTCAGTCGCCTGTGATTCTTCGAGAATTGACTTCACTAATTCCGGATGCTTGTCGCGGAGTGTCTTCAGGTCCATGATCTCTTCTTCCTCTGATTCGAAAATGCCAGCAGTTGTTGCCGGCTTCGTAACAATGTCGACAGACCGGAGAACCTCGATGGATTCGACAATCACGTCCCCGTCGGAACCGACTTTTCCGGACTTGATTGAGGAATTGATCGACATCCCCAACGACTTCGGAGCGTTAACAACATCCCACAAGAACTGTTCTGCAACAGCATGTTTCGGGTTAAAATGCACGTCCCCGAAGTAGCCTTCGCCGGGACGGTACTCAACCTTCTGGCCAACAACAGCGAATTTGTCCCGATAAGAGCGATTCGTCGTTGCTGTCGGAGGGTGGTCGATGTAAATCGACGTTCCCGGCAGCAGTTTCATCGCTGACTTCTGGACTCCGGGTGTATCGTAGTTGCGTTTGTTGAGGCTTCTCAACCCCAGCAACTTAACCCCACGGATAATTCCCCGCTCTCGGTCAATTCGATCTTCAGCAATGGCTTCGAACGCATCTTCTGTTACGAGGATGTCACTCATTTGGTTCCGCCTTTGCCGCCCTTCGGTTTCTTCTTATTTCCGCAGCCACATCCCATGGCAAACTCCTTTTGTCAAATCGCCAAATTGACAATAAGTCATTTTGTACGAACTTGACAAGTGCTGTGCAACCGAATTTAAGCGTTTCGAGTCGGATCTTTCTTCGAAACACCCTTTTCTTTCATCGGATCGGCTTTATTGCCCGCAACTGGACCCGGAGTGCCCATGTTCTGCGGCGATTGCGGCGATCCCGCCGGCAACGGAAGCTCCGTTACCAGTTCTGACTTCCGCTGAGCATTCTCGGCCACCGATTCCAGCCCTTCCGGAGCCAGAACCGTCTTATTCCCCAGCAGGCCACGATCCCACCAGTCTTTCATCACCTCGTGATCTTCCTGGCGGTTTCTCGTCTGAACTCGTGGCGGCTTGATCTCCAGCACAACCTGCAGCACGTCAGCCGTTGTGATGTCATGCTGTCCCGACTCCGCAGCGTACCACAGAGCCTGCTTCAGAATCCGCAGGTCTTCCTGCACCATAAGAGACTGCTCGAACCGCATCGACTTGTGGAACGGCCCCTCCGAAACCAGCGTCGAGGCGAAATTCCCCTCGCTGACGTTCGCCGTCAGCATGAACTCCGGCAGTTTCATGCCCGCAGCGCACGACCGAAGCAGCGATACCAGAGTTTCTATGTGGTTACTGTTACCGGCGCCTGTCTCCGGAAACTCGTACTTGATCTGCGACGGAATTGTGACAACCGCTGCCGACGGAAAGTCGTATGTTTCTGATTGCCCGCTGCTCGCGCCGCCATTTTGCTGCGTATTCAGGTAACTCTTGACCGAATCGCTCGACGGATTTCCCATGATTGTCCGGATCGCACCGAACGCCGCCTGAAACGAACTCGTTCGCATCAGATTCGCCAGCAACTTCTTCGCGAAGATCAGTTCTTCGCGTACCGGCCAGTAAAGAGTGAGCCCCCGGGGATCCGCCGACAACACGTTTCTCTTGCGATGCTGAACCAGAATCCGATCCTGAGATTCTTCCATCTGCGGAATCGTGTCGCCCCGGTAATTCGCAAGACTACCGTCCTTTGTCATCTTCGTGACGAATCGCAGGTCCGGATACCAAACATCCTTCAGGAAGTACGCGACCGGCTGAGCGCGGAGATCATTTGTCTTCCGGACGCCCAGCGAATCAAAGTATTCCTTCGAAGCGTCGTCCGGATCCACGAAACTGCTCTTCGGGTCGTCGTCGAGATCCTGTGGCTCGCCAAAGTAAACCCGGACCATCCCGTCGTCGTCGTAACTCAGCAGGTCGAACACCTCACCGTGCCGATCGCACCGTTGACTGACTTCCGACTGCCGCATTTGCCACTGATTCTCAGCCGTCCACAGCTCAATGAACGCCTCAATCCGCTTCACCGCATCAGAGTTCGGCTGATTCTCGTCCCTCGGCTTTACCGTGATTGCGTGCCCTGTATCAGCGATGTAATAACTGCGATTGTCCTTCGCATTTGTCCCCCAGGGCAACCTGCCAAGCTGATCCCCGAGAACAATTGCCTCTCGGACATCCTGAATGTTCTCGAACGGCTCGTCGCCACCGAACGGAAGCTGATCGCCGTTAGCATTCACTCCGCCGCAACTGACTCCAAGTTCTTCGAAGATCCGCGCAGCAGCCTTCGTAGCCTCGATTGCCAGTTTCTCGTTCTCAATCACCCAACTCGTCGGTAAACCGTTCGCATATGCCATCTGATGTCTCCTCGACAGCAGATTACACAGGAAAACACGCCGAAACAATCTTAGTACGACTTGTATGCCGCCATTCCGGCCTGAACGAGCAGGTCATTCACGCAAATATCGCCCTTGAAAACTTCCGCCAGATATCTGCCGTACTTCTCCTGGCTGTCCTTGATCGTCCTCACGTCGATTTCAGATCCCGCCGGCATCAGGGCGATCAAATAGTCCCTCGCCGCAATCCCCTGTTCTCGCTGCGGTCCTCTGACTTCCGGTGTGTTGATCCGCGCCAGTCTCAGTTTCTGCTTCGTGTGCGACCCAAACCCAAGGTCGACCATCACAGTGATCGTGTCGCCGTCGTAAATCGAAATGACGGTCGCCGAATACTGGTATTTCGCGATCATCGAAGAAACCTCCACCACCAAAACGTCGATCTCACTGCACGCCGGTAAATTCCTACGTTCGCGTTCTGCTGAAACGATTGGTCGACGACCATCGAGATCGTCTGAATCGCAGCACCGACCGGATCTGATTTCTCTCGGCATGAATTGCATCCTCGTTTACTCACGTCACTTCTCCTTCCTCAGATTTTCCCAGTATTCCTGCTCATATCGCGGCAACTGAGTACACATCGCCAATGCATCCGGCCCGTCGTCGTGTTTCCCGACGCCCGGGATGCCGTCGAACTGCTTAATCTGCTGCAGCAGAAGCGTCGTCCCCGGATTCTCAAGGAACCGGAACTCTCGCTGCGTCAGTCGTTTATCCAGGCCTCTCCGGATCCTCATTTCCTTCTTCAGCATGTCCTCGACCGGGATAATTATCCCTCCAGACATGAGGTATTTCGACAACGCATAATCCCGATGATTCGCCGCGTAGTTCATGATCAAGTCGCGAAAAATACTCTGAAACTGCGTCGATTCAATCCCAATCAGGTCGCCTGATCTGATCCGGTGGTGATCCTGATCGCAGAACAGGAATAAGTCCTCGATGATCTCCGACGGCGATCGTCGTTTTAAGTCCGCATCGACATACGCCAGTTCTGACGTTTGTGCCATGCAAACAATTGCCGAATAATCCCCCTTCTTGACGGAGCGCCCCTTGCTTGGGTCGACGCAGAACATTCGGACAATGTCGTTGGCGTGTTTCGGGATGGGGAACTTTTCCAGCGGGATGTAGAGATTTGTAAAGAGCTCTCTGTCCCACTCGGCACCAGTCTTTGAGGAGGCGAGCCAGCAGCCGTTCAAGAAACGATCCCTGTCGTCATCCGACATTTGCTCGAGTCGTTGACGGTAGGCAGGGTCTGACTGCATCAGGTGCGTGTTGTCTCGCAGCGTCGCGCCGATGAATGTCGCTGATGTCGTAACACACTCGTTCTCGCCCGTCTCTTCGTTGATCTCATACTGAGGTTCGTCGTACCAGTGAAAATCCGGTTCGACGTACCTGAAGTGCCGAATGACTCCTGATCGCTCGGGGATCGGCAACCCTGTCTCTGGATTCAGCCACCAATACAGGAATCTGTACAACCAAGAATCATTATCCGGGTTCATGCTGAGCTTCATTCTCGGCTTGATCCCGGACTTGCTTCTCGCGCGACCCCAGAGGTACTGCACGAACTTCAGCGGCCACTGTGTCGCCTCGTCAATTGCCAATGCGTCAAGCTGGGCTCCCTGATAGTCCTCGAGGTTCTTCTCAAACTGGCAGGATCCCAATGCAATCTTAGCCCCGCACGGGAATTCAAACTCGTTGCGAGTGTGATTGTAAATCGCGCCGTATGGTGCGTACATCGTCCTGCAGTGATCCAAAAGTGCGCCAGACTTCGTTAACTGTGGGTATGTACGGCGCATGATCAAACCGCGAAACATCGGGTTCGCATGCGGACCCTGACAGTGCCTGAGCATGTCAAGTGTGACAATATGTGACTTTCCCGAGCCCGCAGCTCCGCCATAGCAGGTCCACTCTGCCTCTGTTACCAAAACTCTGTATTGTGGATCTGAGAGCTTCATTTCTGTTTTTGCCTGCCGTGGTTAGGATGAAACCCATGAG